GTTGAAGACTGGTTCCAGACCTACTGGGACTGGAAACGCTCCGGCGCCAGCTACGACTACACCGGCTTCGACGGCGGTCAAAATGAGGACTTCCTAGCGTTCCAAGTACTGCTTTTCCACTACTACTCCATCCCGCCAGCTTGGGTCGAGGACTTCGTGAAGTTTGTACTACACATCATAACCATGCTTGGCAAGGCCGGTTCTTGGATAGCTAGCGGTCTGAAACCCACTTGGGCACTGAACACAGTGGATAACATGGCATACTCTGCTATGAAGTACAAGCTGTCCCCACATTCACCGATCCCCACCTCCGGACTCGCTTCCCGGACCGTTGGGGTTGCCAGGTCTTACAGCGGGGACGACCAAAGCCATAATGAAGATGCACCGATCAGGCGGTCGTTCCTCCGAAGCCCGCATCGATACCGGATCACCACAACCGGAGGCCCTGAACGCTATCCGCACTTTTGCGGTACCGTAAACCTCCCATCCGGTAGCTTCCCCGACCCCACACTCCTTTGCCTTCGTGTGCTTTTTAGACTCAGGTCAGGGACCCTCTCAACCTCTTGCCTCAGTTACTCCGAGCTCTCCTCGAGACTACAAGCCAGGCTTGAAGCCAGCAGAACTTTCCTTTCCGCAGCTGAATTCTCATGCCACGCGGTGGCTATGAGAGTCCTGAGGCTCTACCTCAGGATTAGAGGCCTCCCGTTGGTCGGAAAATTTTTAATCCGCCTCGTAGAACACTACTATCTACTCGTCGGCAATGATTCAGAAATACCCTCACTACGATCGGCCAGAGCTGCGGCAGCTCTTGTCGGAACCCAATTGTAAGCGCAACACCAGAAACAGTCTTTACAGAAACACACCCCACACTCCTTTATTCTCTTCCGTGCTCATGCCTTACTTACAACGATGAAGAAACTTAAACAGTGGGCGTCGTCCTCTAAAACCCTCAATGCACGCCGCGGCACAAACAACCCACCTCCCCCCTGCGCACCCGTGATCACTCCCAAACACACCAACAATTCAAAACACACCAGGAGTACCAACGTCAAAACCGTGGAGTATGGCCAGTTGTACACTGAACTGGATCGGCCCGCACACCCCTGGGCTGACTACCACTGGAACAACAGACGCTTCCCGAACGGCACGTCTTCCCCTTTCGAACTCCGAACTTCCAGGCCTGTCCGAGTGCCCATCAAACGCGGAGACTACTCCAGGTTCGCAGCTCTCCTGGAAAGCTCGG